ACCTTTTAACCAAGTATTAAAAGCTTCTGTAATACCTAGATCGTCTAATATACCACCAAGAGCAGAGAATGCATCAAGAACTACATTACCCAGCATAGTAATGATACCACCTTTACCCTCTTCACCTATGATCATTTGTTTAAGACCACCAGATAGATCACCGTGTAATAGTTTACCAAGACCTCCTACAACATCCATAATACCAGAAGCAACTGATATTAAAGCATCTCCAATAAAGGTAGTTAAGTGATCACCAACAGTAGAGAAAATAGTAGAAACAGCTTCTATAATAGGTGTTAAAGTTATCATCAAACTGTCCCACTTCACCCCAAGAGCTTTCAGTTGTGTGTCAAACTCACCTGCTTGGAATTTATCATATAACCCCTTTACAAGAAGAACAATAGCACCGACCACACCAGCTTTACCAAATAGCTTTAATACGTTTACTGCTAATCCTTTGAACATCATAAGGCCAGCTAACAATCCTGCTTTTAGTCTACCGAATATACCTAATTCTGATTTAACTTCTCTATCTGACTGGGGGTCGTTGTTATCTTCAAGGGTGTCAGAGGTTTCATTTTCATTCTCTTTTCTCATTCGAGCAGCTGCTTTATCCGTAGACTTCTTTCTTTTAAATGCACTCTCCTCTAGATCATACGCACGCATTCTTTCTTCAAAACTCTTAGCTAAGAACTCTGTTATTAAAGGTAACTGCTTCTCGGACATAAATCCTAAGGTTGAGGCAATACGTCTTAGTTCTATAGTAATAGGAGTGTATTTATTTTTATTAGATCCTAACGAAGATACAACTTTTACTAACGAAGATGTTGACTTTTCATGACTTTTACTATTGTTATTTAAAGCATCACCTACCATCCCTAGTGTTGCCTGAGTATTGATTAATCTTAACCCTAAACTGTCTTGGGATTTTACTATTTCGCTTGCCATTTTTTAGGATTCCTTTTATCTATTCTGACTTTTAATTCTTTCATTTTCTTCTTTTATATCCTGTATTAAGAGCGCCACATATACTTCCCTTTCCCAAGGTATCATATTTTCTAATTCAAACAATGAGTAATGGTAATGTCTACTCATTGTAAAATTAGTTTTATAATAATTAGTTAAACTAGTATGAGAAAGGGCTATTAGAAAAAATTGTCTATACCCACTAACTTAACTTTATTAATTTTTTCACATTTAGAACATTTAAACTTAGAATTTAACTCTAGACGAGGCATATTTTCAATAAAATTAGACAACAGTTTAAACTGCTCAGAATTCAAACCTTCTATAAAGGAATACATTTCCTTAATACCCTCATCTTGTATATTATATACAGTATCACCCTCATATACATAATCAATACATTGTATAATCTTATTAAATATCTGATTAGTCTGGGACTCACTTGTATCCTCGACTAAGGAGTCTTCCATTGATAGATGCTTTAATACAATTCCTACATTTTCAGTTAACTGAATTTTAAAATGTGATTTTTTAGTTTTAAGATTAGTTACAGAGACATCTTTATCAACATTTAATGGTATGGTATTAGATTCCTGACATTTCTCACATTTAATAACAACTTCACTCGTCTCACCCACGGACTTTGCTTTCATCTGTGTAAAGATATACTCAATATCATATAACTTTAGTTTCTTAGGGTTAATATCCTGTGTAACACATCTTTTAATAATATCAACTACTGCTTTCATCATAACAGTTTCCGACTCGGATTCTGCTGCAATCATTAATATCTTTTCTTCACCTACTAGATAAGGTCTAAACTCTACTTCAACTTGAGTTGATGGTATTGTTAAATTATATTTAGGTACTGCTATTTGTGGTAATGCCATGATTCAATTCACCTGTTTCACTTATTATTAAAATATATTTCCTATTAAATTACCAGCTGTTCCTAATGCTGCATCTAATAAGCCTTGTTCTTCCCAATTATCATATGCCATAGATACTGTACATCTTAAATAATCAGAGGATGTGTTAGATAATTCTACTGAATCTATAGCTATAGGGTATGCATTTTTTAATGATATAGAATATGATGGTATAAAATCCCCTGATGCCATCTGTTGTATTTGTATATCAGTAGAGTAACTATTCTTATAATTAAGTTTTAATTCATTTATATCATCCGATGGTGGTACTATGAAATCCATCCATGACTTAAAATATTTCCAGATATAGTAATCATTAGTAAGTAAAAATGTAAACTTAACGGCTGATGTATCTACACCATATGCTACTTTAGTTGTTTTTATACCGGTTCTACGATCAGAAGTCATAAATGATCGGCCGGGTAATGTGCATGATTCTGCTAGAAGATACATATCTCTTGGATCATTAAGAAATGCAGTAGGAGAAAAAGAAGATCCTGTTGCTAATGATTGAAGACCTTTTGTTGCTAGAGAACCTATAGTAGCACCTATACCACCAGCACCCCCTGTAAGTATATTCTGGCCTGCAGGATTATTCATATATATGGCAAATTTATTAGCAATTGCTAAACCACCACGTCTATTAATAGTTGATTTTAATGTATCTACATTAGCTGGTAACATTAGTAAGACCTTCTAGATTGACCCCATACATGGGATTTTGATTTCTTTTTAAATGATTCTGTTTTAAGGAATATTGCTATTTCCCATTCAGGTGCTTCTACCATTGCAATATTTGAATTAACATGCCCTGTTAAATAATGCTTAAAACACGGAGCAAACTCTTTTAATTTACCAACAGACTTTAATATCTGATAATTAATCTTCATCCTTGTTGTTTCATCAAACTTTCGATTATTAGTATTTTCCATTAACTTATCTAAAAACTTAGCCCTTAATACAGGAGGTAAGTAATGTAGATTCAATCCATAGAATCCACCTTTAGCTCTCTCTACTGCAATGATTAAAGGAAAGGCATCATAATACGGCAATGTCTTACGATGCTTAGGATCATAAAAAAACATATACATAGATCCTGTTCTGAATCCCCTTTTCTGTATTAGGGCGGAATCCTTTAATACTTTTTGTGGATTTTGTGCTCCTAATTCCTGTACTTTAGATCTAAACCATTTAGAGGAATCCGTAGTTCTTGCTTGAATACCTGATCTAAATGCCTCTTTTTCTAATGTATCGAACAATGATTTCTTATTTTCTGCCATATCTTTATTTATATATTTTACTTGACTTTTCTTTGTATATGTGTTATAATATTATTAGTGTCCGCGGAAAGTGAGTACACCAGTTACTTCTTCTTCGGTTGTTTAGTCTTTGGTAATTGTGACCTGAGTAATTTAATACCAAGGCCTTCTAGTTTATGTTCAGTCCATATCTCAAAGGTACAGCCATTCTGTTCAGCGAACTTAGTAGCAGCCTCCCATTTACATTGGTTCTTTACATAGGTTAATGACTCAGATATAAACCGTTTAGTTCTTCTAGACCCTGTTGGTGGTCTTGTTTGTTTATCAGGTTTAATCTCTATTAGGTATTTCTTACCACCTTTAGTCTTAAAGTATACATCAATGAAGTAACGATGCATCTTACCATCTGTTTGACATCTATAAGGTATTATAACTTCTTCTGAGTTCCATTCTACTATATGGGGTTGATCTTCAATCCAACGAAAGGTTTGTCTTTCCCAAAGGGATCTATATGTTATTGAGGTATAGTCACCTTTATATTTTTTTAGATTTTTAGGTTTGTATTTACCCTTGTAGGTTTTCATTATAAATATATAAATAAGTAATAATAAACATATTTATAAGGTAACATATATGCCAATCGCAGTTCTAGAGCCAATGACTATAACAGCTCCTAAAATACTAAGGTATCCATTAAATATAGGTAAGTCTACTTCTCCCGCTATAATGTTTAGTTCACATAAAGCTACTTACGGTAAAAGTGATGATAGTATAATTAAAGACTTAGGATATCATATAGCTCTTCATGTTGTTCCTGGTGTTTCTTTTAATGATAACATACAATATGAAGAAAGATCAGGTGGTGTTATAGGATCTATTTTAGACTCTGATAATAAATTTGATTTATCATTAGAAGGATTGAAAGCAGGTGCTAAGGACATAATGGACGGAGGTTCTGCACTTATTTCCACTCCTGCTGGTAAAGTAGCCGTGGGAGCTGTAATAGCTAAAAATGCAGGATTAGCAGCTGGTGGTATAGCAGGTACTGTAATCGCAGGGGGATTAGACGAATTAACTAAAAAAACCCAAGTTGTATTACGAGAAAATCCTTTCATTACATTTAAAGGTGTAGGTCTTAGAGAATGGTCTTTTTCATGGGCCTTTATACCTGAGTCTAGAGAAGAGTCCTTAGTTGTTAAAGATATTATAAGAAATTTTCGAAAGTCAATGTACCCAGCAAAAGGAACATTTACTTTGAATTTCCCTGAAGTATTTGATATAGAATTTATTAATGCAGAATTTCCTAAGATGCCAGAAGTAGCTCTTCAATCATGTAATGTTGTATATAATAAGGATTCTAATTCATTTTTTAAAGAAAACGATGAACCTGTAAGAGTTGATATGACACTAAATTTTAGAGAATTAATGCCAATATATAGATCCCATGTTGAAGAAGGTTATTAAAGATTATGGATGCCCTAATAGGTAGTTATTCTAATTTCAAAGTTACAATAAAGTCACATACCTCTAATATATATGATGTTACAGATAATGTAACAAAACTTACTATATTTGAAGCTATTGATCAGTTCTTTCTAAGAGGTGATATGATTATGTATGATGATTCGGGACTAGTTAATCGTGTACCTTTAATAGGACAAGAAACAGTTCAGATAGAATTTACTAAAGATGATATTGATCGTGTTCTTAATTTCCGTATAACTGATGTATATTCTATAGAAAAAGTAGCAAGAAACATCTCTTCTATAAGATTTAAATTAGTAACAGAAAAAGAATTCCTTAATTCTACTAAAACATTTTCAAGATCTTTTAGAGGTATTACTTCTGATATTATTAAAACAATATATAAAAGTTACTTAAATAGAGAAGTAGAAATATATGATAAAGGGTCATCATCTTATAATATAGTATTTCCTTTTATTAAACCTTACCAGGCTATTGATAAGATATTAGATAAAGCATTTAATAATGAGAAATCACCATTATTCTTATTTGATACATTAAATTCGGGGTCTACTACTAAGTTAATATCTTTTAATTCAATGATATCTAAAGATACTAAGGCTACTATACATGATTCTCATTTAATATCTAATACAGGAAAGGATGGTTCAACTACTAGGGGATTAGCAGATCATAGAAATCATGTAACATCTATTAAACAAGAAACTGCATACGATACCCTTTCTATTCTATCTAAAGGCGCCTATGCATCTAATACTACTGTTATTGATATATCAAATAAAACTGTTTCCACAACCACTTTCAAGTATACAGATTCTGCTAAAATAAAGAATGAATTAATATCTAAAGAATATAAAATAGATGATAAACCATTAGATGAATTATCTAACTCTAGACATTTTGTATCTAGAACAAATAATGTATCATTCGAAGCTGATGGGATAATGTCTAACTATAATACAATCAATACTACATCATTAATGTCTAGATCATCGTTTATTAATAGAATGAATGTTGCACGATTATCTGTACTTGTTGATCCTATTAAGGAAATAGAATGCGGTGATTGTTTAGATGTTAAAATACAACAAAATGTACCTCCTTTAGAAAATCTACCTGAAGATATGGTATCATCCGGCAAATATTTAATATCTGCCATTTCTCATAATTTTGATAAAACAACATATTCAATGTCACTTGAATTAATTAGAGATTTTATAGGTGTTGAGCATGCAAGTTGAGTTAGGTGTAGTAGAAGATAGAATGGATCCATTAGAAATGGGTCGTGTAAGAGTGCGTATATTAGGAAAACATTCACCTAACCTAGCTGAAATACCAACTGACTCATTACCATGGGCTACGGTAATGCTTCCAACAACATCACCATCTGTATCTGGTTTAGGTCATACACAATTCCTAGTAGAAGGGTCATGGGTTGTACTAGCATTTAATGATGATTTTATGCAAGATCCTATTGTACTCGGTACTGTATCGGGCTGGCCTGCAGAAACGGCATGGGAACAAGAACCTGATGGTGTTGAAACTAAAGGTTTTAAAGATCCATTCTATAACTATCCTTTCTTTTCAGAGGAACCAGATTATAATAGATTAGGGCGTGGTATTAATGCAGAAGATCATGTAGCATTAATGATCCGTAGAGGCCTAAAGGTCACCGATATACCTAAAGCTACTAAACCTGATGTTGCAACAGTTGAAGCCCTACCACCGGATCCACCAGAAACATGGGACGAGCCTGAACCTAAATCAGGTA